CCCAGCATCCCCCCAGGAAGACCTGCCATGCCAGAGCGCTGCGGCTGGCCCTTTAGACTGCCCTGCAGCTTTGCCATAGCGTCCATGCGTGCCTGCTCTCGCTCCTGCTGTTGCTGTGCGCGTTGGTCGAGCAAGTACTTTACGCCCTGCGACCCTACCAGTGCTGCGATTTGTCCTAATGCCATGATTAATTTCCCTCTCCTTCCATGACCATATTTTTAAATCGTGCAATCCAATTAGCATCCTCTCCTCCAGGCACATTGCCTAGCAGTTCCAACAGTAGCTCAGCCAACTCTTCCTTGTTGCCCTCTATCTCAAGTTCAGGATCAAGGGCTGCAATAACAGCAGAGATGATATCCAGGTCTGCCTCTCTGCCACCCAGCGTCTGCGTATCACCTGCAAGGCCCGTAAGCTCTGCCAAGCCCAAATCACGGGTCGTAAGCGTTCTGCCCAAATCAAGGCCCTGCGCCAGCGCTTGATCACGCTCAGCTTGTATCCGTTCAGCAGCACTACCCAACACGCCCAAGCGCTCTCGGCGTTGTAATGATTGCAATTCAGGTATAGCATCCAAGGAAGCGCCGCTTTGTATTACGCCAAAACGCTGTAGCTGCTCTTCCAATTCCGCTTGTTGCTGCTTTTGCTGATCCGCTAAATCTGCTAATAAGCTCGCTGTAACAGGATCGTCTGCTAAGTAATCTGCTGTAAGCGCCGATTGATCTTTTATCCTGGGACTGAGGGCATTTTGCAGCGTAGCCAAAAAGCCTGTTGGCGTAGTTCCTGTGCCTCCCGTAGTTCCTGTGCCTCCCGTAGTTCCTGTGCCCTGCATATTGCCCTCTTCAAAATTTTCAAGGATGTCTTGTATTTCTTGTATTTTTCCAGCTGCTCGTTTGAATGTGGGTTCGTATTTGTCAGATATGCCCTGTAATAACCCAGGTATAAGCCCCTCAAATTCCATTTCGGGAATCGGAGAATACGTATCTACTACACCCCTACGCAGTGCATCAAGCCACGGCTGCACATCAGTGTCACTAGCATAGAAAGCGCTCATTGCATCTGTAAGCGCGGTGCCCTGCATCTCTTTAAATCGCGTAATAAGATCAGCCAGCTGCTCTGTGCCCAAGCTAGCGATACCTTCAGGGCCAATGAGATTGAGCAACATTCCCATGACCGCTTGATCTTCTGGCGAGAACGCACCCAAAGCGTTTTGGAACGCCTCTAATCCCGTAGCGGCTCCAGGAAGGTCAGTACCTAATTGACCCACGTTGGCAACAAGTGCATCTAAGCCCTCGGGAGCGGTAAGAGTGCTAAGATCAATTCCTTGTAATGCGTCCTGCAACGATCCCACTTTGCCCATAAGCGTTTCGGGTGCATCAAAAGACCCCAAGCGGCTTTTCAGCTGATCAAAAGCAGGAGGGATTTGAAAATTTGCAATACCCGCTTCCTCGCGGCCTGTGCCCATACCCGTGCCATAGATGAGGTCAAGTAGGCTTTCGGCTCGTTTAGTACCCTTTTCTAAAAAAGTGTCAGGAACCTGAAATTTTCCAATATCCTGCGTTAGACTAGTGCGCAACCCCTCAATCATATCTGCGATGGGTGTTTGCACATCCTGCCTAAAAGTTTCGGGCAAGGCCCTTCCCTGTTCTTCTAACGCAGCAAACAATTCCTGTATTGGCGATATGGCAGATTCTTCGACTTCGCCTGGTAGACCTGCAACTTCGCTACGCAGCGGATCAAGCAACGCTTTAATCTGGTCTGTATCTGCGCCAATATCAGTTTGTGTAATTGCGTCAATATTACTTACAATGTCTGCGCGAATTTCATTAGCTATTGATTCAGGGTCGCGCCGAAAATCATCAGCAGTGAGGGGATTGATGGCCGTAACTAACTGGTTGCGTAAAATGCCTGCTGCGGCTGGGTCAAGCGTGAAGCCAGGCATACCGCTTTCAGCTACGCCAACATTTATCATCCCCAAATTATTAAGCAGAGAAAGTTTTATTGCTGCAGTATCATCTAATTCAAACCCCTCTGGACCCACCTTTATAATGTCTAAGTCTTGTAGTAACTTTTGTTCAGGCGTTAGCCCACCCCCTCCCGTACCTAGCTGAAATTTGCCTGGACCAACCTCAATGTAACCCAAGTCAGCTACAAGTTTACTTGCCGCTTTATTGACATCTTCAATGGCAAATTGGTTGGGTGCAACCTCAATTACACCGATGTCATCTAAAAGTTTTTCTGTAGGCGTACGTTCATATCCCGAAACCGTGTCTGTGCCCAGCTGAAATTTTGAAGGGTCAATAGCTATATCGGGAATAAGATTGCGTAGTGCATTTACTACGCTGGCAGGATCGTCTACCGTAAATTGTTTGGGATCTACTGTTATGTCACCCAAATCAGCTAGCAATTTGTCTACGACGCTAAAAGGACCTCTGCCCACAGTGTATCCTGTTCCCAAACTAAATTGATCAGGATCTACAAAGATACGCCCAAGCTCATTGCGCAAAACATCTTTGGTCGCTGCAATGTTTTCAGGGCTGAAAGACTCTGGACTAATTTTTACATTTGGGAAATACGCTTGTAGTGCTTCCAATGCACCAGGGGCAGGCTTGAACTGTCCTGTGCCCACTTCAATCACACCTAATCTTGTAAGTAGGCTTTCTACTGTTCCTTCTTCGGGCCTAAACTGTCCTGCTCCTACAACGATATCACCTAAAGCATCGACCAGGGACTCTCGCGTCAAATCAATATTTCCAGGCGCGAACGCATTTTCTCCTATCGGAATTGATCCTTCAGGAAAAAAGTCAGACAAGTATTCTATTGTCCGATCTCTGTTTTCAGGAGCAAATGCTTCAACGGGAATGTCAATATTGCCTAATGCGTCCAACACGGCTTGAGAGGTTCCAGGCGCAATGGTCAATCCCGTGCCATCAAAAATTTGCCCCAATAGTGAATCAGGGGTCAAAGGCAAATCCAACTGCAGTGACTGTGGATCAACGCCACCAAACGATGTCACTAAATCAACAGCAGCGTCACCTACGGGTCCCGAACCCCCTGCGCCAAACAACAGGCTTAAAGGGTTTGCCAGATAACGTATAATGTTGGCAGGATTTGTAGCGCTGGGTTCGTCTTCGGCTACGGGTTCATATCCACCTGCAGTGCGTGCAAAGCGAGAGTAAACAGGTTTAAAAACATCGGTCCACCATTGCTGTAGCAAAGCAGGATTAGCACGCACAAAGTCCAGCCCCAGCCCATATCGGTCCAACTCTACCAGGGTATTGCTGGGTGCGTTCCCATATAGATAGATGGGGAACAGGTCTTGGTAACTACCTAAATCTTGACCCTCAGATCCTGTGCGTGAAGCGTAGACTGCGCCAGGATCGAACAGGGGCGCAGTGTAAGGCTCTGTGCCTGGAACTACAGCGCCCGTATCAGGGTCAATGCGCGTGCCATAGCTGCCATAGAAAGTGCCCCGAATACCTCCAGTATTGGGATCATAATAAGCCTGCGAAAGGTCGCGGTAGGATTTTCCAAGTACGGAGTCAGGTGGTGGAGGTGGAACGTCATCAGTTGCAGTAGTGACAACCTCTACCCCATCGCCATCACCAAAACTTGGTTCAGTCCTTTCTTTCTCAGCGTCCGCAAGAGAGCCATCAACTGTTTTAAAATTAGCGCCACTAGATCCACTGCTACGGGCAGAACCCTGTGGCCCCCCTGCCTGTAAGTCGTACATTGAGGCATTGCCTGGCAACCCCTCACCGCTAATAAGTTTATCTAATTGCTCATCCGTAAAATTAAAACGATTCGGAGGCAGCTGGCCGCGCAAATATTTACGCAGTCCAGGCATATCATAGCTGTTTGTGGTAGGGCTATAATACGGCGTAGCAAAATTGCCTGGTATGCCAAACGTGCCTACGTCAACTGCCATCAGGAAACTCCCGCTTTGGGTTTGCGCATACGGCCTATTGGACGATATTGCAGGTGCGTATGTCTGATTCTAAAAGTTTCGTTGTTGTTATTGTTGGTAAACTGCAGGCTGGAGTGCGGATCATACCCACTCATATCTAAATCTGCACTCACCATGCGCAACGACCCTAACTTACCTACGTCTACCCTGTCTGTGTCCAACGTAAACCCTGATCCTACCAAGTTGAGCAAGCCTGTGACACTGGTAAGGCCCCCTGATTCCTGGGTAACCGTAACATTGTAGTCGCCACTTTCATCAAAGTAGGTGCGACTATACAGCCAGCGCAGGCGCGTATCGCCCCCCTGCGGTGGAGGGGCACCTGTGACGAAATTGGCTGAAATAGGACTTCCTGCATCGTTGTCATTGGTGCTAACCATATTATAGAGCTTGCCATCAAACCCACCTGCGTGCGGCTTGTCGCCTACCAGCGCAGAGCATCCTCGCTCAAAGCCTGTATACGGTCCCATCCATATTTCAAATCGCTCATTGTAGATAATGCAGTAGTTCATCTTAGTGCTGGAACCATACGGGATAAAAAACCACACCTCATTAACGCTGGGATAATAGACCGCATGAATATGCGCTAGTCGAGAGCTATTCATGTTGGGCCAAAACCCATCGTCCAACGCATAGCTGATTTTGCGGACCTCATCGCCTCCCTGCCACATATAGATACCATCGGGCCGAACGAACAACTGGCGCTCGTTGGGCAGCGTAAGGCACGCTCGGGGTGCTATCGTCCCTGCCTGCGTACGTTGCTGCAGCTGAAAAGGGATATTAACATTGCCCGTGGGCGTAAGCGTGTGAATGCCATCGCGTGTATGTATCGCCAGTGCATTCTGCATCGGCACCAAGGCAGTGATGTCATCACCCACATTATAATAGTTAGTGGCACCCCATGTCTCTATATCCAATATATCAGAACGCCACACCCTATTCGCATTCGCATTGGTGTTGCCCAGCCACAGGCGATTATCCCACCACGCAACATGGGACGCAGTGGTAAAGCGAGAGTCCAAATCGAGGGCTGCGAAATCACCTGAGCCTGCCCACTCAATGGGTGGATTTACGCCATTAACTGCTACCATCCTATTGTTGCTTGATTCTTTCTCGCCCGTGGTTACAAACTCAAAGTTGTTGTCATCGCCTGCAGTGATCGTCACAGACCCCGTGATGTCCTGCCATCCACTGTTGTAGTACTGGATCGTCGCGCCTGCGGTGATGACCGTGTAGTTGCTGGTGCTGTTATAGGCGTAGTCATGCACCCCTGTGACCGTGGGGGTGCCCGATATAGCCGCTGCGCTTTCGTAGGAGGCAAAGCCCTTGCGCTTCTCTACCGCGCCTGCAGCATTGATTCGGCAGTTATTCATAGAGGTGCATTCGTTGGGACCTACATCCTCGGCAGGGCGATTATAAACCACACCCCCTGTCCAGGGACCCAACTGGATGCTACCCCCTTGATAGGCCATTAGCTAAGCGACCCCTCGACAGGCTGAAAGGCGAAGGTCACGCCATCATCCAGACGCTGCATACGATACCTTCGGTTGCCATCGGACTGCCTGTTGACGTTGAGCGCTCTGTTGACCACTTGCTGGTATTCCGCGAACTCCAGCGTTGCCCCTTCGTAATCGCCCTTCTCCTGCTTGTATAGTCGCGCTATGCCGAAGTAGAGCGCAGGCTGCAGGATGATGGGCACCTTGACATCCAAGCTGACTGCGTTGTCATCAGAGGTGTATTCGGGCAGGTAAGCGTAGTATCGGTAATCGATGTCCGTGGAACTGTCAGAGGGAGCAGGATATAGCTGCACCTTCTGATACCCTGTAGTCGTATCCAGCCCCACCATAACGACTGTGTTGGGTTCGCCTGTCTGCGATTGATCGGGGTCTTGCAGGTCGAGGAACTCGGAACCCTCGACGCGCATGGTGTAGTCCTGGCTCTTGTTGCGAAACGACAGGGCATAAGCCAGGTCAGAGGCGAGGCTGTATTGCTTCGTTTCAGCTATGCTGCTCAACGTCCCGTAGATAGATCCCGATTGCTGCACCACTTCGCTGGTCTGGAAGGTGCCTGACTCATCCTTGACCACTAACACCTTCGTAGAAGCAGTCCAGGAGACTACCGTGGCAGTAGCAGCGCTGGTCTGTCCTGTCACCGTGCTGTTGGCTGTAAAGGTGCCCGTGTCAGAGGTCAGGGTGAACTCACGGGTGCATTGGATAGAGTCTGTCTTATGCAGCCACCACCATGTCGCCTCACCTGCCAGCTGTTGCAAGATTGTGTTTAGATACGTTCGTGCCTGCGCTTGAAAATCTGTATTGGCAGTAGACAGTCCAGTGCGCGATAGGCCCATCTGAATACACTCTAAGACAGTCATATCAGATTACTCCAGGACCCAGCCTCATACCCCTGAAATTTGTTTGTAGAGGTGTTATATACGACCATTCCGTTTGTGGCCGATAAAGCATCTCGCTGCGTAGTAGTCAGAGTAGGTACGCTAAACGAATCAGACAGGTTTAGCGTGCCTACGTCTGCTGCAGCGAAGTTTGCGGCTTCACCAAAAACGGTTGCAGCATTGACGCTACCTGCTACAACTTGTTCCATGCGGCTATTCATTCCACCGCAATCGCTGCCAACTCTTCAGCGTCCATATGCTCTGCCTGGCGCGAAGAAAACGTCTGGCCTGCATTCCATCGTTCTAACCACGCAGCAATAGCCGCTTCGCCTTTATCGGCTACGCCCTGCGGAGGGCAGGGTTGAAAACCAGGCTTATGAAAGGTGCCTCCCCCATTTGCAGCTAAGATTTGGCGCACATCAGCATTTGTCTGTTTGACAACAGGTGGCTTTACCACAGCTTGGACGCCTAACGCTTTGCGCAATTTCTCTTTTTGCGACTCGCTTGCCTTTTCGATGAAACTGGTAAACGGGTCTTCGGCTGGCGTGGCAGGAGCAGCTTCTGCCACCTCTACAGGAGCTACTGTAGCATTAATTTCGGGAGCATCGGGGAGAGGATTCTTTCTCGGTCTTGGCATGATTTCCTCGTAGTGTTAGTAAAAGGGAGCAGGGGCACCAAAGCCCCTGCTCCTTAAGAGGTAGTGTTACGGCAACTGCAACGCTACGCCCGTGGACCCATTAGCGGTATCTTGGGCAAAAGTAGCAAACCCAATCAATGGATGAGTGTTGTCTGCGGCCTCCGCTTGGCCTGCGTTTGCATCCGAAAGCATGAGCGGAAGACCAATAGTTACCGCCGCATCCACTTTTACAGTAGCTATGCCTCTCGTCTGCACCCAACCGTAATAGTTGGCCGTAAAAGCGCGTGGCGCAACTCCTGCCGCAATATAGTCAGCGCTGCCCAACGCAGGCCGCACCGAACCGTAAAGATTGCCCGTTATAGCAGCGTCTGTCGCAGTAGTGACAGCGACAACTATCGCATCGTACAGCGTAAACGTAACTGCATTACTACTAGCAGCCGTGTTTGATTTAATGCGATAGGTAAAACCTTCGCCAGCATCGTCTACGGTGTGGAGATAGCCACCTGCAAATTGATTGGCAGTTGCCGAACTTAATTCGCTTGACGTTATAATAACGTCAGTAGCACCCACTGCAGCCGCAGTCATTCCATTTTCAACTTCAACAAGTCCGGTGGCAGACACATCTTGAGAAACAATGTCACCTGCAGCAGTTGTAGCTGCAACGGACGCATAGCGAAAAACGCGACCATCTTTGAGTTCCAGCTTTTCGCCCAAGTCGTATTTGGGCGTTGAGGACTCCTCATAGATGCCTTGGCCTGCCTTGCTACCAACCCCTTCGCCACCAATGCGATTGATGGCATAATTGGCATTTTTATATGTACTCATTGTTAAACCTTTTCCCTATGGGCAGAGTTAAGTGGGGGCATTGGCTTGCCCCCCAGGTTAATTAGACAGTCTTGCTGGTGTCGATGCCATACAATACGCCCTGCCTGCGGCGATTATTGGTCATTAGCTGACAACCGATCA